TCCATGTGCTACACGCTCCAGGAATGGACCACCAAGGCCAAGGCCAAGGAAGATGGGTTCGATATGAACACCTGGCACGAGTGCGTGGATCACTTCTTCACCTTCATGATGGACAACTTCCAAACGGAAATGATCGTCCTGGGTGCGAAGACTGCGCTGCGCGACTACGCTCTGCCGATCAACCATCGTCAGCTCAAGACCTTCAAGGGCTTCCACGACAAGTACGGCAAGTACATCCTGGAAGACTGATAGGAAGGCTTTGTGGCAAGATACACTCTAAGAACATACTGTGGTGGTAAGCAGCTAGAACGCTTCGACCACAGGACACCTGAGAGGCTACAAAGCATCCTTGAGCATCCAAGACACCATCGGGCCGGGACAACCGGACCCTTTGGTGAGGATGAGAAGCACGCAGATAAGTTTGAAATCATCGATTCACACCAGGAGAAGTTATTCCTTGGTAATATCGATGATGCAATAAGATTTGCCAAGGGTCTGAAATGAGAGCGTACGAATATAAACTTGTCGACGGCAGTCTTGACACTGTCGAAAAGATTGTGAATCAACTTGCCCAGGATGGGTGGGCTCTTGCCGCCCCCATTCAAGTAAGGGCAACATCAACTGGTGCTTATTACACACAGGCAATGACTAGGCCCAAAGAATATAGCAGGCCGGCAAATAAATAATAAGGCTACATTGGTTGGGGAACCACTTCGAAGGGGCTTTTGCCCCTTCCTTTTTATCCTACAACCTTTGACACTCCGTAAAGGACATAATATAATATGAGCATGAACTCGCAAGACGACCAGGACAAGGTAGCGCAAATCCTTGCACACGGATACTACACTGGTGGTAGCTGCCGTGGAAAAGGTATTGCACAGGAAGACCATACCTGCCCGTATGCCGAAGATATCAACGACGATCACACCACGCTATGTAATTGCTGCGAAGTTTGTCAGCATGAATGCGCAATGGACATTTAACCAGGAACCAAAATGGCAACAAAGATTGAATACACGCATGAAAAGATCCTCGAGCAAATCACCCGTGCTCGCATCTCGCTGCTGCTGCAACAGCCCTTCTGGGGAACCTTGGCAACTCGCCTGATTCTGAAGGATGCTACGGACGACGACTGGTGTCCCACTGCTGCTACTGACGGGCGTTACTTCTACTACAACCGCAACTTTATCGGCAAGCTGACGAAGGCCGAGACCATCTTCCTTGTTGCGCACGAAGTCGAACACTGCGTTTACGACCACATGGGTCGTCGCGGTAGTCGCAAGCCCAAGATGTGGAATGCTGCTGCTGACTTCGTTATCAACTACGAACTGCACGAGCACAACATCGGCAAGCTGCCGGATGCGAAGACTTCCGGTGTGCAGGCTTGCTTCGACGCAAAGTACAAGGGTATGTTTGCGGAAGAAGTCTACGAACTGCTGCTCAAGGATCCGAATGCCAACTGGCCCGAGTTCGATGTTCACTTGGAGCCGGGCGATGGCAAGGGCGAGCCGATGACTGAAGAAGAGCGTCGTGTGCTGTCGGATGAGATCCGTGCTGCCGTGATGCAGGCTGCGAAGGCTGCCGGTGCTGGTAACACCCCTGCTGGTGTGAAGCGCATGCTGAAGGACTTGACTGATCCGCAGATGGATTGGCGTGAGATCCTCAACATGAAGATCCAATCGATGATCAAGAATGACTTCACTTGGCAGCGTTGCTCGCGCAAGACTCAAGCCTACGGCATCTATTTGCCGGGTACGAAGGAAGACGTGCGCGTAGAAGCTGCGGTGTCGATTGACTGCTCCGGTTCTATGTCCGAAGACATGCTGCGCGATTTGCTCAGCGAAGTTAAGGGCATCATGGAACAGTTTGTTGACTTCAAGCTTCGCGTGTGGTGCTTTGACACGCGAGTCTACAACGAGCAGATGTTCACGCCGGAAAACCTTGATGAAATCGACGAGTACGATATCAAGGGTGGCGGTGGCACCGACTTCATGTGCAACTGGGAATACATGAAGGAAAACGACATCCAGCCGGAACGCTTCATCATGATGACTGACGGTTACCCGTGCGGTAGCTGGGGTGATGAAAACTGGTGCGATACGTTGTTCCTGATTCACGGTGACAGTGCGCATCGTTTGGTTGCCCCGTTTGGTATGACTGCTTGGTACGAGCCGGACCGTCACAGCCCGCAAAACAAGAAGTAAGGAGAAAGAAACATGTGGAAAGTATTGTTTGTACTGTTGGTGCTTGTGTTGATCTGGATGTTCAGCAAAGATGCGCCGCCAGCCGCACCTTCTCAACAAGGTGTGGCTAAGGTAGTTCCCACTGAGGCACCTAGCGTCATTGACAATATGGCGGCCTGGATGCGTGAGAATACCCCAAAGAAGTAATACATGATTCCGTACTTACTTCCCAACGACGACGCATTCGTTAACGATGTTGCTCGCGCTATTGCCCGTGATAGGCTTATGCGCGATGCAACTGAAGCACTCGAAGCAATGACTGGACTTTCAATCCAGGAAACAGAAGCCATCACATTGTCGTTCGACCGTGTGTTTGAACGACTCTGGGCAGGGTGCGATGAAGTCGATATGCGTCAGAAAGCATCCTATGCAGCTGATGCTTTAGCCGCCATCAATGCCATAAACCTAAAGTTGCTCACGGCTCAGACATAAAGAGGATAAATACATCAAAGGTATTTTGATGTACACATCTTCTATATATTTGCATTTCATAGCCACTCCGAATAATAAGAATGTCATAAAGATGTTCTTTGAGGATTGGGCCGATAGGATAGGTAACAACCAAGTTAAATATTCTATCGTTGCAGGTGACGGTGGGGGACGCACCTCATGGAATGATATCATTCGCGTTGATTTCGTGAATGAGGAAGATGCAACAATGATGAGACTTCGTGGAGTACCCGAAGAATTTCAAAAATACCTAAAATTTGCTGATTGGTTTACGTCTGTTGACGACGCAACACTACATCAAGTAAACTAAGCACTAGATCCACCTGGATCTGACTAACCCCTAAATTGGTGACTTATGGATACCTTACTTCTTAACGCTGACGGAACGCCTCTTTCCCATGTACCACTCTCTGTGGTATCGTGGACAGTAGCCATGCGTCTAATGTTCCTTGGTAAGGTCAGGGTCCTGAAAGAGTACGATAACTGGACCGTAAGGTCGCAGCATTTGGAAATGAAGGTCCCCTCCATTGTCATCATGACCGAGCAGGTAAAGTGGAACAAGCATCTGAAATACAGCCGGGCGAATGTATACCTGCGCGATGATTTCACTTGCCAGCTTCAAATTACCGGTCGCTGCAAAGACGCAAAGGGCAAAGTCAAGCACACAGATCTTACATTGGACCACGTTGTTCCGCGCTCTTTAGGCGGCAAAACCAACTGGCTCAATGTGTGTACGTCGTGTAAAGCATGCAACAGCGACAAGGGCGCAGATGAGACAATTGTGCCGAAAAAGAAGCCGCACAGACCTTCTTACTACGAAATCTTGGCTAAGAGAAAGACTCTCCCGATTCACATCCGTGATGAGGAATGGAAGTTCTACATCGATTGGCCAGAGCACCTGGTAAGGGTGTCACCGCAGCCAACAGGACACGGCTAAGAAGCCAAATCCAGAAACAAGGGCCCTTCGGGGCCCTTTCTCTATGTGTTTAATGGTAAAAATCTGCCGAAATGTTCACAATAATCAGAATTTATTGAACGACAAACGATAAATAAAACGGTAGATAAAATTAACCCTACACCATTAAACGGAGAACAAAAATGGCAAAAGCACAAAAGAAGACCACAGCACCTGAAGCAGAAACTGTAACAGCAGCACCAGAAGCTGAAGCGCAAACAACCACAAGCCTTGAGCCTGTTCAGCTTACAATTGCTGACCTCCAACTCCTAGCTCGTATCGTTGATCTTGCATCGCGTCGTGGAGCTTTCCAGGCTGCTGAACTTACACAAGTCGGCGAAGCCTACAACAAGGTTGCTAGTTTCCTAGCGTATGTCGAAAGCGTACAAAAGAAGGATGAACCAGCAACAGCCGAAACTGCAGAAACACCTGCTGCCTAATTGATAGGGGCTTCGGCCCCTAAAGGAGACATTATGGCAATAGAAGGCCTAAAAAAGCACGCCGGTCAGCTTTCAAATACCGGAGTTCGTGTTGCTGTAGTATTCAGAAAGCTTCCTAACGATGAGAGCCATTGCCTTATTGTTGAAACAGAACGCTTGCCTGACAGCTATCACGACTATGTTATTCAATGTTTGAATAGCAGAGAAGCATTCGAGACTAATGATTTTTATGAAGTATTGAATCGCAGGACATTTCCCGACGGCTTGAATTGCCTAACAGCACTTCATCAGCGCGGATATTTGCGTAAGGAGCCTGTAACTAACATTACAATGCTTCCACTTCCTAATCAGCCTGTACCGCTTGCTCTCATCAATGCAACTATTGACAAGAAGGTTGATCAGTATGTTGCTAGCCAACAACAACAGAAAGAGATTCCTGTTGATACTAGGACACCCGAGGAAAAGCTAGCAGCGGCAGAAGCATTAGCAGCAAGAATGCAGGGTAAGATTCCTGTGGAAGATCCTGCTGCAATTGTAGCTAGAGCTAAGGCACTGATTGCGTTAGCAGATCAGCTGGAAGATGATGCAGACAGTAAACGAGAAGAAGCCTATGCACTAGCACCTGAACTAAAGCCTAGCAGAGGTAGACCTCCTACACCTGAAGAGCTTGTTGAGCAGAAGATGGAAGAGCGTAAGGCCAAGCGTCGTGAACGCGATCAGCGCAAGGCAGCAGAAGCTAAAGTTGAAAAGAAAGAGGCAGCATTAGATGCCAAAGTAGCAGCAAAGATGAAAAGAGATGCTGCCAGGGCCAGTCAGTGAATCCCGTAATATGGCAGGTTTATAGCTTGCCATATTCTTATAAATAATAGGAGTCGGGAGATGCGCAGAATGGCAAAGAAAACAACAACAAGCTTCAATATAGATAAAGCTATTAGTCGAATTGCGAAACCATCAGTCTTTGATCGTATCGTTAAGGAAATTGAAGCTAAGGAAATACCAGCTAAGTATATTGAACAAATCCTTGTTCAGTATTATGATGGTAATATTGTTGAACTAAGCGGTAATGAATTAACACATCCTATCCCAGTAAACAGAAATGCAAGCTGGGCAGTAATGGAAGATTCATTTAAGAAAATGAGAGATGTTAAAATCTTTATCAACACTGATAGACTTGAAAAGGATATTAACGAAGAAGTTGAAAAACTACTCGGTAATTATTGCTAAGAATTAAATTTCTTTTCTAGCCAACTAAAATCATTAATCAACCCGAGCATATCGGGTTGATCCTTATGTGCAACGCCAAAGGCGCGCCCTTCGTTCGCACCCATAACAGCAAAATCCCCAAACTCCCTGTCTTCACCTAGTGTACACCAAGCGTGCAATCTTTGTTCGGTTTCGGTATTATCTTGGTTGTGGATTAGCTTGGAAGATAACTTCACGCATTCCCTAAACGCACTTCTCCAAGCCGAGAACGGATCTGTATTGAATTGGGTAATATTACTTACTTCGGGAATAACCTTAAAGCTCTTGGATACTGATGTAGTGAAATCAACTGGAGAACCTGTATATTTTAGTAAAAGATCGGTAGGGAATAGCTTTATACCACCGTACCCATATTCTAAGTCATTTACAGGATTTTTAGAATGCCACACATGTACAGACAGCCTATCAAGCGACTCGGGCTGATAAGTAAAATCAAAGGTAGGCAGGATTACCGCGTCAGCATCAACAACGAAAAACATATCTGATTTGTTGTATGATGCATATTCGGCTGCGGCCTTGTGTGCTTCATAAATGCCTTTGATATTGTGCAGCCGTTTTGCTCTAGGGAATCTATCTTGCAGTGTTTGAAAGTTTCTGTCAGCATACTCTTCATCGTAGCTAAGGAATATAATATCGAAGAGCGGATACTCAAATGCTGCAACAGGAATACTCTTCAATCTCACTGTGCCTGCGGCAAGTTCCTTATCGGAATATCTGCCGGGATCGGACAACACATTCTCTGTATTGAATAGTCGCAATGCAATATCGTTATTCCAGATATGCACATAATCCTTGTCTTTGCTTTCTGGTCTAAAAGAAAAATCAAACTCGGTAAATATTATTTCTTTATATGTCTTGATAACATAAAAGTATTCACCTACACAGCTTTTAGCTATATCCAATAATACGGTATCTGTGAGTTCTTCTGCTTCTACTACTTCCGCAGAAGTATTGTTACAAATACGATTTACTACATATTCGTTGTATTGATTCTTTAGGATATATACCTTTGCCATACTGTTCCCATTATGTGCTACTATTTAGCATCCAGTGATTGACCACATCTGTTATTATATTGTAAACTCGCTACAAAGCCAAGGGGCGAAAATGAAAGAATATGTTCTAGTTGAGTTCTTAGCCTCATTTGGAGAAGGCGGAATATTGCAGGCAAAGCTAGGCGCGCTCGGCGACGACTTTGTAATGATCAAAGACGATTATGAATATGATGTTGAGGACGATAGCGGGCTAAACTGGATTCGTGTATCAGGTAAGATTAGCTCCATGTATGCATCGGTCATTAAGTTACAAGATCCGTTCCTGGCCGAGCGTATGCGTATATCCTACATTCCAGAAGACCTAAAAGATAAGTATCGAACATGAAGTTCTATGTACCGCACAGTGTCATTGATCATCTTGAAGAACAAGAATGCACTTGGCTGAATCCCGCTGATTTTAGCTTCCACAAAAGATGTATCAGAATGAATGACTGGGCAAGCGGTTGGATATTTGAAGCAGACGATAGCTTCAATTCTTTCTTTACTATTATCACAGGTAAGCAACTACCTACAATCACCGACGAAGAATATCAGCAATTTGTCATGGATAGAGTTGCCTTTCTTAGCAAGAAACGAGCCGAGGAGTTTCGCACTGCCTGGGTAGCGTTTCTTCCTAAGAGATCACCTTAAATTAAGATAAATAGTTGATGACAACTATAGCGAACATCGAAGCATTACCATCAAGTCCATTTCAAGGTTCCGGCCTAGTAGGGATTGTTATCACAAACGGTGTTCCCTGCTATTTCCGTCTAACAGGAACAGATCTAAACCGTATAGTATCAATAAACTGGTATCCTAAGAATCCAGCAAGCCTGGTGTTTCAGATGCGCCAGCTTATCCTTGTTGATAACTCCGAAGGCACATTCATGGTTCAGGTAATGGATAATTACCTAGATACAAATGACCGCGGAGGAAGACTAAGCTTTCGCTTAGACGACGGAACAACACTGTCCGCACCAGTAAAAACTTACGGGAGAGTATCGGTTGGCCCTATGTGGCAAGCACCCGATCAAGGCCTAATTACAGGATAAGAAATGAAAGGTGAAAGAGGTTAGTGTAATATTGAGGAATCAATGGCTAATCACTATCGACGAATTTAGGGTTCTCGATAATTACGCTTATTCAGGAAAAATTTGGACATTAATACATCGTCCAGGCTATACGAACAGCACCTTGATAACTGAAAGGACTGTTGAGTATATATTTGATCCAGAAGCACTTACTTTCTTTGGAATAGTTTCTTCCAATGTGTTGGCAACATGGGATACAAATTGCACAAGGAATCTCAAATCACATGAAGAATTCTGCATCAAAGATTCCCTGTTCATACGACCGTACTCTAAACATTGACTTTGGTCAATATATTTGCTAAACTTATAATAATGAAGTCTCTTCTGATAGCACTGAGTTTAGCAGTTTCGTTTCTGGCATTTGCTGGCCGAGGCCATAAACCTGTGGTACCCGAATTTAGCGCGAAGAGTTATCTTGTTGCTAACGAGGACGGTACGGTGCTAAGGGAACAGGCCGGTAATATAGTTCGTCCTATTGCATCCATTAGTAAGCTAATGATAGGATTACTTGCTTCAGAGCAGGACCTAACTGAACAACTTCCAATTCCAAAAACACGAACAGTCCACAGCAGCATCCCTTACAAGATATCAACTCTTTCTAGGCACAATCTCCTAGAGCTTGCATTAATCCGGTCTGATAATTTTGCTGCACAGATATTATGTGCCAATCTTCCAAATTGCGTTGAGCATATGAACAGCAAGGCAAAAGAGCTGGGTATGAATAATACATCCTTTGCTGAACCAACTGGCCTAGATAGCCGCAATGTAAGTACAGCACAGGATTTATTGCAACTCATGTTGGTAGCATCTGCTAATAGCGTCATCTCCAGTATATCGAGTAAACCTAAAGCCGATATAGCTACACCTAAGAATACAGTCCATATCAACAATACAAACCCGCTAACTGCTAAACTTGACATTCTATTATCAAAAACTGGATTTACTAACCCGGCAGGTGGCTGCTTGGTAATGATACTAAATTCACCTGTCGGTAAAAGAATCCTTATCTTGCTCGGAAGTACGAATGCTCATACACGCATTCCCGACATGGAAAGGTTAGTCAAGGAACTGTGATTCAGCTCAATGTAATATTGCCGTCCGATACAGAACTCGACGAAGATAGAGAGTTGGATGTTATCAATCACAGCAGGCACCAAGACTTCAACTACTACCTAGTAGAAACAACAGAAGAATATTTCACAATACTTACACTAAAATACGGAAAGGATAGCGTATGGCGTCGATAGAACAAGATTTCAAATTTGCCCCATTATCTGCTGCTTATGGACAGTTTCTTGTCGAAGTACATTCAATGGACTCGCATGCGCTATTGGTTAATGTTACACATCACTATGGACTGACGGTTGTCGGTAGTGTAGTTATCTCTGTTACCACGACAGAAGATATTGCAATGTTGCTAAAACTTAGGTTCGGTACGGAATTAGTTAAAAGGCCGGAGCCTAAGCCAGAGCCAGAACTTAAAATGAAGATTCTGAAGAATAGGAATTATGGAAGTTCCTCAAACAATAAAAAATATTACTACGATTACGAAAGTAGCTTCGATTCTTCATACATGAAACTGATAAAGGATGATTTGCTCAACAGACTTATAACTACCGACAGTTTAAAAGAAGAACTTAAATATTTAGACGAGTGGAAAGACCTCGACAAGTACGAGTAACCGGTTACTATATTCGCTGACCTGCAATATACTAAGACATGATCACCCTAATCTATCATATCAAGCCGGAAGATAAAGATGCCGAGCTCGAGTGGCTCAAGGAGCAGAAGATATTTCCGTCTACGGAAGTAGCATATAGATTCGACGATAAGGGTGAGCTTGTCAAACAACTAATGGTTGGCGCTATTGTATCGCCGGCGGCAGCACTTACCATCAAGCTTCGACACAATCTCGACATGCAGAAGGATTATAAGCAAAAATGAAGCTTATGTCCTACAATGTGATTTACGGTCTAACCGAAAAGGCCAAAGAATGGCTGACTAACGAAGTCGGGGTTACAGTATTCAAGGTAGTGCCCGATCACCGTGGTATGAAAGATGCAGCAGGAGAACCGTTAGAAAACATTATCATCTTCCGTGTCGACGAAGAGCATGCTACCGCTATTCGTTTAAAGTATCCTAGGTATGTCTTTAAGGACCTTTCGGCATGAAGAAACACCGATTTGCAATAGGTGTACTCGGTGCAGAAGCTATGTGGGACTTCGCTATGGTACATGAAATGAATATTCATAGCCTACCGCCCGAAGTTCCGAATATAAGCGATCCCGGCGAGAAGCATCGGAAAACGCTTTATGTCTATGAAGCTATAGCAACTGACGAAACTTTCCTTGTGTTTAAGTTAACAGTGGATGGAGTAATAGCACGATGAGAGCTATTGTACACATGCTGGTAACAAAAGACACCGAATCACTGCTAATAGAAAAAATCCTAGAACTAGGATATACACCGCAGCATGTTTGGCGTGGAGAGCATTATCAAGTATACATGGCAGAGATGCCAAGGGAAGAATTTCTGATACTGAAGCTGTCTATACCGTTTATTGAAGTAGACGAAATCATAAATCCATTATGAAGCAAAAATACTATGTAAGGGTGTCGCAATCGGATGCCAGGTCATTAGAAAGGTATATGGAGCTAAACGGATATGCCTTTAGACACCTGTCAAATGACTTTGGACCTGGGCCCGGTACAAGCCTATATTCTGTGAAAATGGATTCAGTTGACGAGCTGTCTCTAAAGCTATCATTCCCTGTTACAGGTTGTATGAACTTCACCAAGACACTTGACCGCTTTGCAGCGCCTGTGCTAAAATAGTAAAACAAATAGGAACCAACATGACCATCGACTGGACCGAATACACATTTACTTTCGAGCCGAAGGAAGAAGCCAATTTCCGTCGTATCCTGGATCGGCTCGAGCCCGAAGAATACAACATCATCGAAGATGTTCGCCCTGTGGATCACAAGGAAGGTACTGATCTCCGTTATGTCGATCGCCAAATGGTAATCGAGATGGATCCGGAAGCTGCACTTACCTTTCGCCTGGGCATGAAACATCTGAAGATCCGCCGCAAGCGCACGGAAGAAGAACTTGCAGAAGAGAAAGAAATCAATGATCGTCATACCATCAAGGTTACCGTGAAAGTTGATGGTATGCTTCCGCCGACCGGAACTACTCCGTGAAGTTCAGAATACTGACTGCCGACGAAAGGGCAGATATTAGGAGAGAAAAATTATCCTGCTGGCATAAGTGGTTTGCATGGCGCCCTATTAGACTTACTTCCGACGAGCACGAAGTCAGGTGGCTTGAAGTGGTGTACCGTAAAGGGCGCCTACGTGGAAGCGAGGAAGGCGATTTCTGGAAATGGAAGTACGCCGATAGCTCCCTGGATATCCTGAAGTTACACGTGGGCGACGAATGAAACAATACTATACCCTGGTGCAGGCGTTCTCGCCTGAGAATGACAAGCACCTTGAGGACTTTCTTCGCGAACAGGGTATAGATTTCGATCTCGGTGCCGATATTGCCAGCGAACTCAAGGAGTTCGGATATAAAGAACTTAGTGGAGCACACCCGATGGCTCTGCTAAAGAAATACACAGTGCTTATCGAAGAGCATGAGCTGTCAGCGATAATGTTATCAGTGGGCGGAGTTACAGTTATAAGAAACCGTCCTGCTGTAAATGCAAAAAATAAAGTAAGAGGAATGTTCAAGTGGATCTTGAACTAGGTGTTTATTACAACATTATCGAACCATACACCGAAGAATATAGGGATGTTGGTTCATACCTCTATAACCACGGAATAAGATACTCTCTTAGAATATCTACAGAACGGGACGGCATCCCGGATGCTAACTGGATGGTCACAATGAAACCGCAGACCGTTGTGATCTATACAGCCAGGATGACAGAGGAAGATATGGTGGTGCTAAAACTAATATTTCCTCACATTGTCATAAAGAAGCCCGTAATGAAAGAATCAATCCATGTAATGGTAAAAAGAATCTTACCGTCTTGAAACATTACATGATTATAGAAAGATACCCCGATGACAATTCGGGTATCGAAACAATGCTAAAGGAAGGTGCAGTCCATGTCGGGACAATCATCTTTGATACGCATTCTTCCATGACAAAAGCAATGTATAGAAAATATATCCTATCGTTAAGTGACGCTGATTTATTGGTATTCAAATTGCGGTACAACGGTATGGTTTCAGTTGAGCCACTTAGCTGTGACGAATATCATCATTATAATAATCTCGGTTATATCAAGTAATCGATAAATAGAAGATGAAACACATTATCCTAATGCTCGTTGTATTGATGTGTTTTGTCGCCAGTGCCTCACCCGTAACCGACCAAGAACCCAATTGGCAACCTATTTACGGTTATAAGAACTCCTATAATAAAGTATACATAGATACAAATAGTCTTGAACGCACTCAAGACAGGGACGGAGATTACGGCATTGGAATACTACTTATAGTTCCTAATCAGCCAGAAGTTGCGAAACGAAAAGGTAAGCCTGATGTAACCATACGGAGTATGGTAAGACGATTAATGGTTGAATGTTCGGCAGGTGTAGGAACTCCATTGTACGACTTATACTTCGAAGTAGAAAAGCCGACAAATACCACAACTTCGATTACAGGTAAATCATACGACGATGTAATTGAAGATAACATATTCAAGCTTCCAAGAACAAATCCAATCTATCAAACCCTCTGTCCGATAACAGTCTGATTTTCCTTTTTACTTTTCATTCTCAGATTACTATCTCAGATTTGGAAATTTGAATAGCAATCCTACACAGGAATCCTGCGGGAAAATCCTGCACAGATTTCCCGCCTATAGGCCTATGCACGCATGAACTCTTGACTTTCCAAAATGTCTCAGCTAAACTATTTTATGGACGAACAAAATTACGAAAACTTGGCCAAACGCCATCCTGACCTATTCCAAAAAGCAGGATTAGAATACTTCTCAATCGGTAATGGTTGGATCGGTATTGTAGATACATTGTGTGGTTTTATTTCCTACGATGTAAACCAGGCTCGCTATAAGCTGAAGTATGCAATGGAACATCAGGGCGAAAAATATGCCATGACTATTCCCGAAGCCGAAGCTAATCTTGCAAAAGCATTGGAAGATCTTCCTACTATCCAAGATGTGAAGGAAAAGTTCGGGGGCCTGCGTTTCTATGTAAGTGGTGCAAGCGATAAGGTCTACAACTATATCGAATTTGCCGAAGCATTGTCTCATCGCACCTGTGAAGAATGTGGTGCACCTGGAGAGCGTAGATCCGGCGGCTGGATAAAGACGCTATGCGATACGCACCATAAGTCACGCAAAGGCATCCTCGGCGATGTGGATGATTACGATGACGACGAACCGCTTACAGCGGCGCCTACCCAACTCGCTCCCAAAATTGCCGACGAGTAAAGATTTCCATCCATCCAAACCGAGAAAATCTTAGGAAACTTTTCGAAAGATTTTCATCGAAAATCAAAGAAATTTTGTTACAGTTCGTTACAGTTCTTACGAACTGTTACTTCCAGTTACATTTACTGACCTAGATATTCAATGGCACTTTTCAAGATTGAAACATCATCTTGAAGGTGTCCTAATCCACGATTACAGTTATCACAGAGAAGCCCGCGGACGCGACCTGTTTCGTGACAATGGTCGACAGTAAGTCTACGCGGTGTTCCGTAGGATGAAATAGCAGTTTCGGGTTTCTTGCATATTCCACAAACATTATTGTGGCTTTCTAAAAGCTCTAGATAAGTTTCGTAATCTAATCCATAACGGGATTTCAAATCGGCCTTTAGTGCTCGAAGTCTATTTTTCTCATCTGGTAGCTTTTTCAGCCCAAGCCTGGCTTCCTTCAGTGAATTGCTAATTTTTTCCTTGTGTTCCTGCGTTCGTGGTTGCCTTCTTTTATCTTCCATAAAATTCCCGATATGTAGTTATTACTTATCTTCCTCCTGTTGCTGGCCCGCAACACATTGATCTTGGCCTTGGTCGGTCTTCACCCTGTAAGATCTTTGTTGCATATAGGCGACAGCAAGGGCAATGGTCTTGGTAAAACTCTTTTTCGTTCAACCGATCGACATACTATATAGTCAGCCTGCGTCCAGTTGACAGCTATTGCAGG